GTTCCTAATGCTGTAGCAAGATTATTGATATTACCAGCAGTTGCTAATATTCCGTAGCTACTAGGGCTAGTTAATCCAATTCCTACATTACCAGTTGAATCAACCCTTACTTTTTCTGAAGAATTAGTAGCAAAACCTACCGTATTGGCAGCAGGTAAATACATACCATTGGTAGGTACAGTAGATAGGTTAGGAATAAAGCTATTGGCTGTTGCAGTAGTAAATACGCCAGTATTAGCAGTTGTAGCACCTACAGTACCGTTAATGTTAATAGAAGCCGTACCTGTTAAGTTGGTTACTGTACCGCTAGAAGGCGTACCTAAAGCACCACCTACTGAGTATTTGCCATTAAAAGTAGTCCAATCGGTGCTTGTAAGGTAGCCATTTACGCTTCCTGTAGCTGCTGCCATGCTAATAGCTGGGGTATTACCGCCTGAAGATACTACTGGGGCAGTTCCCGTAACTGAAGTAACTGTGCCTGTGGTTGGCGTAGTCCAAGTAGGCGTATTGCCTGTACCTGCGGATGTAAGAACTTGACCAGCCGTTCCTTGTGAACCATCAAAGCTGGTTGTGCCTGTTAGTTCTAGGTTTACGGTATGAACCGTTCTACCAAAAAAGCCATCACGCCAGTTTCTACCGTTAGTTCCTAAGTCTTTAGCGTTGTTGGTTTCAGGGTCTAAATCAGAAGAAATCCTAGCCCGAACATCTAAAGTATCGGTATTAGATGATCCTAATGTAGCGTTATTGTTTACAGTAAGGCTTTCAGCGGTCAAGGCATTTACGCCTGTTACGCTGCCTGTATCACCAATAATAACTAGGCTGTTTTGCAGTAATTTGCCTGTTGTGGTGTCATATCTAGCTATTGCGTTATCCGTTGCACCTGTTGGGCCTACTACATCACCACCCAATGATGGGCTTGTATTGGTAATAGTGAAATTAGGGTATGTGCCGCTAGTGCTAATCCCAGTTCCAGCCGTTAGAACTACAGTTTGGTCAGGGGCAGCATTGGTTACTACGCCTGTACCGTTGTTATAACTAATGCCCGTACCTGCGCTAATTGCTGCTCTAGCCCGTGCATCCGTGTAATAAAGGTTTGTACCTTCGGCAATGTTTGTAGTGGTTAATACGACTGCGCCTGTCTGACCGTTTACGGATGTTACGGTTTCGGTGTTATCAACCTTTTGCCAAACAGTCCCGTTATATACTGCCCAATCGCCCACAAGCCAATCAGTAATGCCGTTAAGGTTAGTATTACCAGCAACATTGACCACATAGTAATAACCCTTAGTACCAACAGAAGAAGTAAGGGTAGGGGTGTTAGTGCTTGCATCCCATGTTCCTTGATAACTAAGTGCGCCCAATACTGCGGCTGGGAGTTCAGAAACAGGTACTTTACCGCCAGCATCAAGGGTAGCTACACCGTTGGCTACACCTGCATCTTTAGTAGAAGCCGTGCCTAAACCTGTAATGTCCGTGCTTGGTACAGTTGCACTAGCGGTCATAGCTGCTGTGCCATTACCCTTTACATAGCCAGTAAGCGTAGAAGCACCCGTTCCACCATTGGCTACAGGAATCGTACCTGTTAAATCATGGTCATCATTCCAGTTTGACGGTTGAACAATCGTAGGATCGCCAGCATCAGGAATAGCACTTACAAACTTATGTTTGACTGTTATAGCCATTATTGAACCCCGATAATCTTACCGTCTTGACCCCGAACTACTTGCTTCGGCCTATTGTGGTTTTCATTGATGGTGTTTACCAAGTCACCTAATGCCAAAGTCATTTGTTGGTTGCTCATTGCAATGGCATCGGCAATAGGCTGCATAGGATGTTTCATTGATTCAGCCATGTCCATTTCAGTCATGTAGGCTTGTGCGCCATCAGAATCATCTGAACCGATACGGGCAACCTCAATCTTTGCACCATTATTAATGTGTGCCAACAAGACTTGGGTATTACGCTCGGTGTTCATCTTCATCTGAGCAATACGCATTTCCATCTCTGCCTTTTGGGTATTGCGCTGATCTTCAAGCTGGAATTTAAGCTGGTTTTCTTGGGCCTGATACTCTTGTTTAGCCTTTTCCAATTCCATCTGCATCTGCATTTTTTGCTGTTCCATCTGCATTTGCATCTGTAATTCAGCCTGTCTAGCTTGCATCTTGGCTTGTTCCATTTGCATCTGCATTTGCATCTTCTGTTCTTCAGGGCTTGGCGGTTTGGGTTGTCCTTCGGCTGCCTTGGCTTGATTGCGGAATTGATCTGCTGTTTCGTCAATCAACCCTTCTAAGCCTTTACCAGCCTTAAATGCGGTTACACCAAACTTTAGCATCTCAACCAGCATAGGCGTAAGTTCAGGTGTAGCTTGTGCGGCAGGTAAGGCTTGACTTAGGAAACCGCTTACTGCGCTTAAAAACTCCATGCGGTCTTGCTTTTCTTGCTGCTCATCCTGATAGATCATGGAATCCGTAGTTACTTCAATACGGAAGTTTTTAGCAGGTTCATCCTTTAAAAGCATCAATGCTTGTGGAATAAGTTGTTGATCTTGCGGGGATAATTGCATTGCACCACTAATCTTAACGATGGTGTCATCGGTAAAGTGCTGGCAAATAATCTGCGCTTTGATCTGTAGCAAGGCGGTAGCAAAGTCCACTACAGCGTGTTGCATAGTCTTTAAACGCCCTGAAGCGTTGTTTGACTTAATAATCTGTGCGCCAAGGGTTTCGTTAGGATCGGTTTGACCACGCTGAATATCAGCAATGCCCATAATCTCGTAAATCTGTCCTTTGACTTGTTCCATAGCCTGATAAGCCATGTTCAAGCCTTCAGCGATTGGGCGAATATCTACAAGGTTAATAGCCCCTTGCAACCCACCTTTTTCGCTAAATGCACCAAAGTTCTTAACTGGCAGCAAGGCATTGTTTTCGCCTTCGGTAAACAAACGGGAAAGGCTAGGCTCTGCCGCATCGTAAACGCCCCGTACTTTAAGGGCTTGAATGAAGCCATCAATACGGTCTGCAAGGGTGTCTAGCTGCCTAGCTTGGTCTTGGTACAGTACAAAATCAGGTACAGGAATCAGGCTGTCAGTTGTAAGCGTTGAAAACATAGGTTTTGGGCAAGGCCAAAAGTTCTCAAGCTGGAGTGGATCGGCACGGGTATCAAGAACTTTGCCCATAGACTTGGATAACCAAATCACTTGACCTGTGGTTTTATCCCAAATCTCATAAATCAAGGCTTCCCGTGAGCCTTCGCCCATCTTTTCATTAAATGACTTAGATGTTTCAGGTTTTGTATCCAATGGGATACGCCCACCTAGTTCTTCACCAAAGCGTTCAACAAGGGCAGGGCGTTCCATATAAACTTTGCGCCATACTGCGGTTACTTCTTCCCATGTACGGGCAACGGTCATACCAAAGTCACGCCAATACACATAATCTACTGGTGCGCACTCGTATTCAATGCGCTCTTGGTTCTCACGGTAAATGCCGCCTTCGGTTTCTGCTTCGTCTGTATCTTCAGTAACTTGGAAGCCATCTTCAGGCATATCTTCGGCTTCACCGCCAGCTTGACCGACAATGTGTGGCTCATAACGAACCCAAGCAGTACCACGCCCACCGAGTAAACGATCCTGAACGCATTGCTTCATTGCGCTGGCATAGTCACCATAATGTTCAATTTCGTACTCCAAAGCCCGTTCTAGCATCATAGAAGCGACACGACCAATTGGGTCGTTATCACGGAATCTACGGCTTACATCGGGTCTTGGTAGTCTTGCAAATACCGCTGGGGTAATGGTCTGAACATTGCTCCACAGGATATTGAACTTAGCATTGGGGTTGTTACGGCTACGGGATTCGTCACGGTATCGTTTTACGATCTTATCGGCACGACCTTCCCATTCTTTAAATGTACGCTCGTACTGGGCAATGCAGTTATACCAATCTTCGTAAGTGTGTTCCATGCTTATATCCTAGTATTCGTGATCTTGGGGGTAGATTTCCACATTTCGTTCAATGTCACATCCGTTTGCCCGACATGAAGGCCTTTAGGTCTTGCATCCGACAAGATCGGACTATCTTCGTCTTTCCATACAATGCTGAGATAGCGGAACGCATCTGCTGAGTGGCTTGTCCAATCGTGTTTTGGGCGATCCCTAAATACTTTTTTATCATCATCCCACTCTCGCTGATATTGACGCAAACATTCAATGCCTTCTTCGCATCTATTATCGAACCAAGCACGAGTTAATGCAAGTCGTGTTGCTTGTATTCCGTCTTGTAATGACAGATTTGGTACGATTTTTAAGTGTTTTATGTCAATTTTTGCAGCAATTTGTTCAATTATGCTCTTTCCACCACTACCCATCGTTTTTGCTCTAGCGTCATGGGGCAGGTAATGGTAACCATATTTGTACCCAAATTCGTTTTCTTTTTGTTGTAATAGGCCCGTGTAATAAGGTACAGCTTGACCGTTGCTGGAGTGGTGATCGAGTACCCTTATTTCGCCATAAACCACTTGAAACCACCAAATACTTGTTGAATCGGTATATCCCAAATCCCAAGCAGTATGGCAAGGGAACATGGGGTCATAGTCTACGGTGGTAATACGCTCTAAGTCCGTGATTCTACGCATCTCTTGACCATAGAATGCTCCCAATATGGCAGCTTCAAAGCTACATAGGAATTCAGCTTCGTACTGATTTATAGCCATCATGCGCTGGGCATCTTCCAATTCAGCCTGTGGCAATAGACCTGATTGGTCTGCCCTTAGTGTCTTGGAGTACCAATCAGGGTTGTTTTCAGCGTTCTTGTATATCTCATAGAAACTGTTATGGCCTTTAGGTGTACCGATAAATGTAGCCCAACCGCCCCTATCGGCCAAAGCTGGTCTTATGATTTCACCCCATACACGGGGTTTCATATCAGCATATTCGTCTAATACGATACCGTCACAATAGTTTCCACGAAGCGAATCAGGTGAATCAGCACCGAATAGGCGAATCTTAGCCCCATTGTGCAGTTGTACCCATAATTCGGATTGGTTGGCTTTTTCTAATGCAGGTGCAGCAAAGCGTAGTAAGTAGTCCCAAGCTACGCTTTTAGCCTGCGAATATAATGGGCAAAGGTAAAAGTACCTGCCGTCAGGCTTTTCTTCTTTAATTGCCCTGCGTATAAGGTCATTAATGCTGGCTACAGTCTTACCAGCCCTTCGGTGACAGACTAGTACCGCCCAGCGTTCTTTCCTTTTGTGGAAGTCTTTAAACGCATCTCTAGCCTTGTATTCAAACTCATGTACAACTTCAGTCATCTTGCCACTTGTAGATGTGGGTAATAGGTGCGGTTGCATCCCCAACGACTTCAGTACGGGCTAGTTTAGGAACATGGTATTCCATGACTGCTTGGAGCATACCAAATGCTTTTTCGGGATTGGGTGGCACTACATAGACGGGATTACCCTCTGTGCTGTACTTTGGGTTGCCTTCTTTGTCTGTCGCTTGGATGCCATAGGCAACGCTCTGTAGCCATTCTTCCATTTTGCTAGCATTACCATCAACGAACCGAGCAATCGCTTCTCGAGCCATTCCTGTGCTTTTGTTGGTTGCTCCTGCTTTGCGACCCACATTTAAATTAGGGTGTTCGGTATTTTTCGCTAATTTAGCGGTCATATCTAGCTCAAGTGGTTGATTAAGATAAGTTAATTCTATCAGTTATGTTGCTGTTTGTAAAATGCCTTTTCCCATTTCTTGTGACGGAAGTAGGGTATCCATATATATGGGAATAAGATTGATAACTTGAGTATGGCGTAGTTAATAAACTTCCAAGGCTGCGGCAGGGGGCGCATGATGTCTAGGAATAGTACGGCTCTTATGCTGTCGGTATCGTTTAGTGCCATGTGGGTATAGGTATCGTCAAACAGTACGCATTTACCTTCTTCCCAAAAATAGACTTCTCCCCCGTTATGCAATGAACACATTTGGTATTCAGGTATGACTACACCTAGGTGCATTCTAAGGATTCCCGACCAAGGCCCTTCATGCGGATTAAGTAGTTTGCGTGGGCCTAATACCGATATATATGCGCTAATTACATCTTTGTGCTTATCAACGATTGACATGGCTACTGGGCAATATTGTTTGTTCTTGCCAAAGTTGACACCTGCGGCCTTGAAGAAGAACATACGCCATCTATCGTCATTGCTGATATAAGTCTGATCGGGGCTAATGCTTTGGAAGTTAGCAAACTCATCGTAACGCTTTAGCAATTCTTTGATCTCAGCCTGAATAGCTGGGAAGTTGCCTTCTAGTTCTTGCGTGATTGGATGTAAGTGAGGGTCGTAAAACTTCTTATTTCCCCACAAACTATGCTCATGGAACGGCTTTTTAAGTAACCGCTCTATCCATAAAGTGTTTATTTCCAATTATTTAACTTCTTTATCCAAGTCTTTAAGTTTGTTGGCAATGGCGGCTCTACGCTCTAAACGCTCACGCTGTTGCTTTTCTAATGTAGATTCTTTGTGCTTTTGTAGCAAGGAATCTTCAGGTTTGATCTTTTCTTTAGTAAACATTACATATCCTTCATTTTGGATTCGATAATTTCTCTACGGGTAGGCTTGGCAGTCTTAGCGGCATCTTTAAAGTCTGCTGCGGTTGGTGCGCCTTTGCTACCCGCTTTACGCATCTTTTCGCCTGAACCTTTGGCTATGCGCTCACGCTTGGCGTGAATATTGGCGTATAGACCGTTTTTCATGCTTTTTCTTCAATGTACTTAGCGTAGGCATCTTCCAGTTTGGCTTTACGATCACCTTTGGCGTTCTCACGCTCAACGCTAAGTGCTATTGCTACAGCTTGCTTTTTAGGTTTGCCAGCTTTCATCTCTTTTTTGATGTTTTTGCCGACTGCTTCTGCGCTGCCTGATTTGTCTAATGGCATGATTAAGCCTTAAATTTAAGTAAATAGATGGTTGTGTCGATCTCTTGGGCGATATTGTCGATCAATTGGACAATCTCGGAATCCATTGGCAAGTCTGACCGTGCATCCTTAACAAAGCGTTGTAAGGATTGCATATATGCCAGCGGCTCTTTAGGCATATGGTATGTGGCTGGGAACTCGGTAATCTGCCCGTAAATACCAAAATAAGTTTCGGCTAATGCGTCTGTATGCTCAATAATGTTTTCGTAAAACTTGCCCAAAGCCTTGTGCTTTGCGTAGGATTTGGTAGCCCAATGGAAAAAATGGGTGTTTGTGCCTGAATGAAGCATGGTTGCAAGAAACAACGCCATTGACTTTTCCATACAAATCCTTATTTTATGGGTGCATTTTCTTCTATTTTATCAAGAATATCAATAAGTACCAAGCATCCACCGCCTTTTTTTATTTCACCACGCTCAATAACTAAAACATCAATTTGCTCGTCAT